AGTAAGGTTCCCTAATGGACCTTGGTGTAAACAAGGTGATTTTATCCTTGTAAGACCAAATGCAGGTACCCGTCTGGTAATTCACGACCGTGAGTTCCGGATTATTAACGATGACTCTGTGGAAGCTGTAGTTCAAGATCCCCGTGGCATCAAACGTAAATTTATTTAAGGAGGCGGACAATGCCAGATGCATACCAATTTCCCGATGAAATCGAGGATATTAAGGGTAAACCCCTAGAAGAATTAGAGATTGAGATCGAGGATGATACCCCCGAAGAAGATCGAAACCGTAAACCTGCTGACCCCGAAAAGGTTAGGCAACTAGAAGTTGACGTCGATGACTTAGATAAGTACAGCAAAGAAGCTAAAGATAAGCTTATTAAGATGAAGCGAGTCTGGAATGATGAGCGACGTGCCCGAGAAGCTGCAGAACGAGAGCGAAATGCTGCTATTGAAGCTGCTCAAAGGCTATTAGCTGAAAACAATCAGGTCAAAAAGATGCTTTCTAGTGGTGAAAAAGACTACAAGAATACTAAAAAAGACTCTGCTAAGCTGCAATTAAAAAATGCTAAAAAGGCTTATAAAGAAGCTTATGAAGCTGGCGATGCTGAAAAAGTAATGAATGCGCAAGCCGCTATTACTAAAGCGCAATTAAATTTAGAAAAAGCAAAAGATTTTAAGTTGCCCCCTTTACAGCAAGAACAATTTGTTGTACAACCTCAACAAGACTACCAAAATGTACCAAGAGACGAAAAGCTCGAATCTTGGCAATCGGAAAATCCTTGGTTCGGACAGGACGAGGAAATGACGGCAGCGGCTCTGGGACTCCATGAGAAGCTAAAACGTCAAGGTGTACAAATTGGGTCAGAGGAATATTACGCAACGTTGGACCAAACAATGCGAAAAAGATTTGCAGAAAATTTCGACCATGAAGATTCTGAAGATCAAGAAGTACGGGCAAAACCACGAGCAGACACGCACAGGGTAAAGCCATCAACGGTAGTAGCTTCGGCAACTCGGTCGACCGCACCGAAAAGAGTTAGGTTATCCCAGTCGCAAGTTGCGATTGCAAAAAAACTTGGCTTAACCAATGAGCAATATGTCCGTGAACTAATGAAAGTGGAGGCCTGACATGGCTACAAATAGACTTAATCGTGAAGCAGAAAACCGTGAAATTACAGAACGTCCTAAACAGTGGATGCCACCTGAACTTTTACCTGAGCCCGACAAGCAGGCTGGTTTCGCTTATCGTTGGATACGTGTTTCAATGCTTAATCAAGCTGACCCCCGTAATACTTCTGCTAAGTTTAGAGAAGGTTGGGAGCCAGTAAGTATTGAAGAACAACCAAAATTTAAACTGTTAGCTAATCCCAATGGTCAATTTAAAGACAACGTTGAGATTGGCGGGTTACTACTCTGCAAAATCCCAGAGGAACTTGTGGCACAACGTGCAGCTTATGAGGCTAAACAGACACAAGACCAATCGGAAGCTGTAGATAACAACCTAATGCGCCAAAGTGATTCGAGAATGCCAATCTTTATGGAACGGAAATCCTCGGTGACCTTTGGATCTGGTTCTCAATAATTAGGAGATTTACATGGCTTATCCTACTGTTTCAGGTCCTTATGGACTAAAGCCTGTTAACCTTATCGGTGGTCGAGTATTTGCGGGTTCAACCCGTATGTTCCCTATTGTTAATGGTTACAGCACAAGCTTGTTCAACGGTGACGTTGTAGCACTTGGTACTAGCGCTAATATTGGCGCTTTGGTCTCATCAACCCTTGCTTATAACGGTGCATCTGCTGTTAACGGCACGATTGGTGTATTTGCTGGCTGCGAGTATTCAACTACTGGTGGTCCAATCTATGGTAAAAACCGCTATCAATTCTGGCAAGCAAGCACTACAGCTACAGATGCGATTGGTTATGTAGTTGACGATCCTCAAGCTGTTTTCCAAACAGTAGTATTGTCTAACCCAGCAGGTACTGGTGGTTCTACAACCATTCAATACATAAACCCAGCTTTTATTGGTTCTAATGCTTATTACATTGGCGCCGCTGCTGGCAATACTGGTTCTACAACTACTGGTGATTCTTTAGCTGGTGTTGCTGTTTCTGCAGCTGCTACCAGTACTTCAGCAATTACCCCTTTGACTACACCGGCTCCTTTCCGTATTGTTGGTGTTGTTCCTGCTTCAGCTGTTACAGTGACCCAAAATGCTACATCTTCTAGCACAACGATCACTTTATCTGCTGCTAACACTGCAATCCTTCCAGGTATGGTTATTTCTGGTCCTGGCATCACTGCTGGCTCCAATACCTATGTAACAACTGTAAACGGCACTACTGTAACGATCAATACTGCGGTAACAACTGCACAATCGACCGCTGCACAGTTTTCTTTCACCGGCTACCCAGAAGCATTAGTAACATGGAACTTCGGTTACCATAGCTACTTTAATGCCACTGGCGTTTAATTAAGGAGCTTTTAAATGGCTATTTCTCGTGCACAACTACTGAAAGAGTTGCTCCCCGGATTGAATGCATTGTTCGGATTAGAGTATGCTCGCTACGGCGAAGAACATAAAGAGATCTACGAAACTGAGACCTCTGAGCGTTCTTTTGAAGAAGAAACAAAACTGTCAGGCTTTTCTGCTGCACCAGTCAAAAACGAAGGCCAAGCCATCGCTTATGACAATGCTCAAGAAGCATGGACAGCTCGCTACAACCACGAAACTATCGCCCTTGGCTTTAGCTTGACTGAAGAAGCAATCGAAGATAACCTCTACGATTCTCTCTCAGCTCGCTATACCAAAGGTCTAGCTCGTGCTATGGCTTATACCAAGCAAGTTAAAGCTGCTGCGGTATTGAATAATGGCTTTAATACCCAAGTTACTTATGGTGACGGGCAAGCCTTGTTCTCTACAGCACATCCTTTAGTTTCTGGTGGTACCAATGCCAATACTCCATCAACCCCTGCTGATTTGAACGAAACTGCACTTGAAAACGCTGTTATTCAGATTGCTGCGTGGACAGATGAACGTGGTTTGTTGATTGCTGCTCGTCCTAAAAAGCTTGTTGTTCCACCAGCATTGCAGTTCGTTGCAACTCGTTTGTTAGACACAGAACTCCGTGTTGGTACAAACAATAACGATATCAATGCTATTAAGAACAATGGTTCCGTTCCAGAAGGTTACGCAATTAACCACTTCTTGACCGCAACTAACGCATGGTTCTTGACCACTGATGTACCAAATGGTTTGAAACATTTTGTTCGTATTCCATTGCAGAACTCAATGGACGGGGATTTCGATACCGGTAACGTACGTTACAAATCCCGTGAGCGTTATAGCTTCGGTGTTTCTGACCCATTAGGTGTATACGGTTCATATTAATCTGCAGCAAGCAAACGTAAAGAAGTTTGGACCCCGCTCAAAAGGCGGGGTTTTTCTTTTTAAATACTTGCATAATATAAAAAGCATGGTATTATAGTCCTAAGGAACTTAATCATGCCATATGCACAAGACTACATAGGGATCTATAAAATTCGTAATAAAGTTACGGGTAAATGCTATGTTGGCCAATCGCAACATGTTAAAAAACGTATTCATGAACATTTTCGCCTTTTAGAAAAAGGTTATCATGTAAATCGTATATTACAAAATTCATACAATAAGCATGGTAAAAATGCTTTTGACTGGGCATTAGAAGTTGAGTGCGTAGATACAAAAGATTTAGATGATCTTGAAAATGCATTTTTGCAAGGTCAGGCATATTTTGACGAGCCTACATATTTTAATATTGCTAATACTGCTAAAGTCCCAATGCGGGGTAAAAAACACACTCAGCATACTAAAGATATGATTTCGCTTACCAAATTAAGTAATAAAAAACCCGTAACAACAGAGCATATTGAAAAATTAAAAAAGGTTCGGCAAAATACAGCCTTATTAAATTTAAAATATTTTGCAATTGTTAAGTTTATAGTTAATAATCCAGATATGTCCTACGCTGAGAGGGGCCGTGTCACTAGTAAAGATACATCTACTACTAGAAAAATTGCTCTCAAATATTCATATTTAAAGGAGTTGTAAAATGGCACGTACCGTACTAGAAGGTCCGATTTTATCGGGTGATAATCGTTTTGGTCCACAACGTGACGTTGGTCCAGTCTTATTGGCTCAACAAGCCTTTTTAGATTTTTCTGTAACTTCCGCAGGTCAAGCTAATTATGGTGGCGGTTCTGGTGTATTTGTTACTTCTGACAATATTCCTAACCAAGCAGCAACTATTTGGAACCCACAGTCTGGTGTTTATAGCACTAGTGGTCCTACTGTTGCTACTGCTCCTACAGCAGATGCTTCTGGAACTATTTATCGTGGCGTATCATTTTTGGTTCCACAAGGTTCAAACATTACTGATGTAATCATTGATGTTGGAGTATTGCCAACTGACGGAGCAGTAACTGCTAACTCTATTCAACCATATGTTTCTAACAAATTTGCTACCGCTACAGGCGTGTATGCAACGATGGCTGCTATTACTTCAGCAACTCGTGGCACTGCAACATTTGTAGGTACACAGTTAGATTACGCTTATGGCACATTACAAGACGTTCAAAATATTCAACCTGGTCAACAGCCTACATGGTTTAGCCAGATTGTTGTGACATTGAAGATTACTAATACCAGCTTGACCACTCCTACATCTGGTCAAATTGCTGTTACATTGAAATATGCACAACAAGATATGAATATTGGTACAAGTACAACTTACCCTTATGGTAATTTTGATTAATTAATCTTGGGGGGTTTCGGCCCCCTACTTAAAATTTAGGAGATTAATTATGACGATGCAATATGACGTAAAATCGGCTTATGCTGGGACTTTCCCTGCACAGTTGTTTACTGGTAGAACCCGCCTAAAATCTATTGTTTTTATTGGTACTGGTACTGGAGGTACTTTTACTATCTATGATGGCACTGATACAACTGGCGCTATTTTGTATCAATTTAAGTTTTCTACAGCTGTTCAGCCATTCCAAGTATTGATTCCTGGCGAAGGCATTCTTTGTCAAAATGGTGTTTATGTTGTTGGTACTACGCTATCTGCAATGTCTATTACTTATGGCTAAGAAAACCCCGTCTCTCGCAGTTGGGCGTGGTGAGAAACTTCCAGTCTCGAAAGGGGCTGGTCTTACTGCAAAGGGTCGCCAAAAATATAATGCAGCTACAGGCTCTAATCTAAAGGCTCCGCAGCCTGAAGGTGGGGCTAGGAAGAAGTCATTCTGTGCTCGTATGTCTGGTATGCCAGGACCAATGAAAGATGAAAAAGGTCGCCCTACTCGTAAGGCAGCTAGTTTAAAACGATGGGCATGTAAATAATGTTAGACGACCAAACAAGACTAGAGCTAATACAGCTTTTAAAACAAGCAGTTGCTGAAGCAGTTGAA